AGGCGAGTCTGCTGATAACAAGCACAGCTTGATCGGCGGAAAAATTCGTTAATTTATAAGAGAACATAGATAATATGTTATACCTCCGAGAGAATCTCAGTTTCAACGAAGCCCAAATGATCGTTGAATCTGATGACAAAGAAGGAAAAAACTTATACATGTCGGGTATATGTATACAGGGCGGCATTCGTAATGCTAACCAACGAGTTTATCCTGTTAACGAGATTAGCAAGGCTGTTAAAACCCTTAACGATCAGATTCAAAACGGTTATTCAGTCCTCGGAGAAGTAGATCATCCAGATGATCTAAAAATTAACCTGGACCGTGTTTCCCATATGATTACTAATATGTGGATGGATGGACCGAATGGTTACGGCAAACTTAAAATTTTGCCAACCCCTATGGGACAGCTAATTAAAACGATGTTGGAAAGCGGAGTTAAATTAGGTGTTAGTTCACGCGGATCCGGAAACGTCAGAGATGACGGATCCGGTGAAGTTTCAGATTTTGAGATTATCACAGTAGATATGGTAGCTCAACCTAGTGCTCCAGGAGCATATCCTACACCAATTTATGAACACCTGATGAATAGTCGCGGTGGTTATAATGCCTTACGTATAGCGAAAGAGGTGCAAGGTGATCCTAAAGCACAGAAATATCTCAAAGAGAGCCTATTAGCAATAATCGGCAAACTCCAATAATAAGGAGAATCACATGTTGGATGCGTTAAACAAATTATTTGAAGGCAATGTGATTTCTGAAGAGATCAAACAGAGTATTGAACAGGCTTGGGAAGCTCGCATTGTCGAGAACCGCGAACAAGTCAGTCAACAACTACGCGAAGAGTTTGCACAAAAATACGAACACGACAAGTCAACGATGATTGAAGCAGTAGATCGCATGATCTCTGAACAGTTATCTGCTGAACTCGTGGAATTTGCAGATGATCGTAATCAGTTAGCTGAAATGAAGGCAAAATATGCCGTCAAGATGAAACAAGATGCCACTGTTATGAAGGAATTCGTAACACGTCAACTAGCTTCAGAAGTTAAAGAATTACACGAAGATCAAGTTGCAATGTCAAGTAAGTTTGGCAAGTTAGAACAATTCGTAGTAGAAGCTCTGGCTCAAGAAATTACAGAGTTTTACAAAGATAAACAAGACCTAGCGGAAACTAAGGTACGCCTAGTCCGTGAAGGCCGCGAAGAAATCAAGAAGGTAAAGCAACAGTTTGTAGAACGTGCCGCTAAGATGGTTGAATCTGTTGTAACTAAGAATCTAAGTTCTGAAATTACAGCATTGAAAGAAGACATCGAAGCCGCTCGTCGTGCGGACTTTGGTCGCAAGTTATTCGAGGCTTTTGCCGCAGAATACAGCACCAGCTACCTAAATGAAAAATCGGAAACTGCAAAATTACTCAAGGTCATAGACTTGAAAGATCAAGCAATGCAAGAAGCCGCACAGGCCGTTGTCAAAGCTGAACAAATCCTAGAAAGTAAACAAGCAGAGATCCGTGCTCTTAAAGAGAGCCAAGAAAGAAAAGCAATCATGAGCGAACTACTTGCTCCTCTAAACAAGGAACAACGTGAGATCATGGGTGAATTAATGGAGTCTGTGAAAACAGAACGTCTAAACGAAAGTTTCGATAAGTATCTACCATCAGTATTGAATGGTAATACGAAAGCTCCGCAGAAGAAACAGGCACTAGTAGAGGCAAAAGAAGTTACAGGAAATAAGACAATTTCCAACACCACCCGTAGCAGTGAGCAAGATACAAACATTATTGATATCCGCAAGCTCGCAGGACTAAAAATTTAAGGAGAATTTAAATGTCAGAACTACTAAACGGACGTTGGTCAGAAACGAAGGAAGCCCTATTAGAAGGCTTACAAGGCACTAAAAAATCAGTGATGGGTGTAACCCTAGAAAATACTCGTAAGTATTTGATGGAATCCCCAACTGCTGGTGCTACTTCTGCTGGCAACATCTCAACTTTAAACCGCGTGATCCTTCCAGTGATCCGCCGTGTTATGCCAACCGTTATCGCTAACGAATTGGTAGGCGTACAGCCAATGACTGGTCCAGTTGGTCAGATCCACACTCTACGTGTGCGTTATGCTGATACTTCATCTGGTGCTAGCGTTGTAGCTGGTGAAGAGGCACTAAGCCCATTCAAGATCGCAGAAGCTTACTCTGGTAACGAGTCAGGCACAGCTAAGGCAGCTTCAACAGCTACTTTAGAAGGCCGCGCTGGTAACAGAATGAGCATTCAAATCTTGAAACAAACAGTCGAAGCTAAAACTCGTAAGTTGTCTGCTCGTTGGACATTCGAGGCTGCTCAAGACGCACAAGCCCAACAAGGTATTGACGTTGAAGCAGAAGTTATGGCTGCTCTAGCTCAAGAAATCACAGCTGAAATTGATCAAGAAATTCTAGCTTCTCTAAGCACATTAGCTGGTTCAGCTACTGAAGTTTATGACCAAGCTGCCGTTTCTGGTACAGCTACATTCGTTGGTGACGAACACGCCGCGTTGGCAGTTCAAATCAACCGCGTTAGCAACTTGATTGCTCAACGTACTCGTCGTGGTGCAGGTAACTACGCTGTTGTTAGCCCATTTGCGTTAACAATTCTACAATCTGCTACTACATCTGCATTTGCTCGTACAACAGAAGGTACTTTCGAAGCTCCAACAAACACTAAGTTCGTTGGTACATTGAACGGTGCTATGAAAGTTTACGTTAACAGCTATGCAAACGATGCAACTGATATTCTTATCGGTTACAAAGGTTCTAGCGAATCTGACGCTCCAGCGTTCTATTGCCCATACATCCCATTGATGAGCAGTGGTGTTGTTCTTGATCCAGCAACATTTGAACCAGTCGTATCATTCATGACACGTTATGGTTATGTTGAGTTAACAAACACAGCATCGTCTCTAGGCAATGCTGCTGACTACCTATCATTAGTAGATGTTACATCTGCAAACCTACGTTTTGCTTAATCTGTAAAA